CAGTATGGTCCGGTCCCGGAATCCGTGTCCCAGCAGCTCCCTTGGGCTCAGGGCATGAATCAGAGTCAGTTCGGTCAATACGCGCCGGCCATGCTTGATGCTGCTCAACTCCAGGCCAAGCAGAATCAACCCCAGATGCAGGGAGATCCGTGGAGTAACGAGAACGCCTTGCGTTTGTACGAGGGACAGGCTCGCGTGCGAGGGGACCTTATGAAGGAAGGTCTCTCCTTGGCGATTCAGCAGGATCCTGAGTTGTCCGCTCGCATCGCCGCAGTAGAGCAGAGCAACTTCGGTACGCCTCTCACCTATGACCAAATCTTCCGCATGATTCCGCCCGATACGCAGCAGTCGATCCAGGACTACGCTGATCAGGCGGCTCAGTTCTATTGGCAGCAAGCCAACAATCCCTACGGTTCTATGCAGCAACCTGTAACCAGTGGTGGCGGTCAGGGGTTGCCGCAGAGCGGAGGCCCCGCCCCGAGCGGGGCCTCTGCAACACCTCAGACTCCGATGGGTCAGGAACAAGCCCTTGTGCAGGAAGGCCAGCAGATGATTCCCGCCCATCTGTTGGAAGCCTACGGGCATACTGCTCTGGGTCAGCAGCAGGTTCCTTCCTGGGGTGGTGGAACGATTCCCGCATCCCAAGGCTTCGCTCGGGACTTTCGCCCGGGCATGCGGCCTGAGAACGTGATGGAGTCGCAGCTTACGCAGACAGGGCAAATGGAGCCCGTGGGTCAGGCTCTGAAGCGCTTCTGGGATCAGTACAATGGTTCCGCGATCAACTACTACCGTGGCAAGAAGAAGACTCCTTCCAAGGGGAAGAAATAATGCCACGTCCGAAATACATTGCGCCCAAGACGCGGGTAGCAGAACCCCCTCCGGTGGGAGACGATTGGGTCAAGAAGGCATTGGATCTGGGTTCTCAAGCCGGTGAGGCACTCAGTCGCCAGACGGCCAAGCAGGTGCTCGCCCTTTCCAGTCCTGGGACGTATCGCATGTACGAGGACATGGAGAAGTCGGGTCGCAGGCCCAAAGCGGCTAAGTTGATGGGTGAGGCCCGCCGGGCGGTGCAGCCGGGTTGGTCAGGTCCTACGTCCGATGACAAGGTTTTGAGCTTGCTGGGCGCGGCGATGGAGGGTCCGATCGGCTATGGCTTGGGCGCGGCCGGGATGGCCGTGCGCGGACCGGTGGGCTCATTGGTAGGGCGCGGGATGGGATGGATGATCGGCCGGGCGCTTTCCGAGTTCGCGGACCCTGAGACTGCTGGGAGAAACCTGTGGTGGGATGTAGGCTCCGTGGTTGGGGCCAAGGCGCTGGGCACGGGCACCTCCATGGCCTACCGCAGTCTCCTCCAGCCCAAGTTGGCCAAGAGCGGGGCTCTCGCGGCCAATGCAACGCTGCGCAAGACGCTCGATTGGGCGGAGGCGGCCATGGATCCGGCCATAGGACCCAAGGCCAGCAACTACGGCCTGCCTCGCTGGCTCAACCAGCGGTTGCAACGACTAGGCCCCAAAGGGGTGGAGGACATCCAGGGCACCTCGGGGGCAATCCAGCGCCGCTTGACCTCTGGCATGGCTCGGGGTGCCGCGCCGGGTATCCAGGGGGAGCTTGGAATCCCCACGCAGGGTCGGCTGGGGCTGGTGGGCAGAGCCCGCCAACAGGATTTGGGGCTACCGGTAGGCCACCTGCCTGAAACCGTCATGGGGCCTGGTTCTGTGCCCCAGGAGCTACCCCTGCCGAAGGAGGTCATTCAAGAGGGTCTCCCGGGGATGATAGCTCGCCAGCGGGTCAAGACGCTCAAGCCCATTCTTGACGAGCTGCCGCCCATCCCTGAGCACAACCCGACGATCAGCGATGTCTGGAAGCGGTACGAAGAGGCGGCCGGTGGTGCCATGAAGGGGCATCTCCCGGGGGTCGAGCCCAATCCGGCCAAGTTCGGGCCTGAGCCGGTGCCCCCGGTCCACAACGTAGGCGAGACCCAAATGCCCCCCACGGGTGCCCGTCAGTTCGGACGGAAGCGGTACGGCTACCCCGCCGGAGCACCCGAGGAGCAGCCCGTGGGAACACGGGCCATGCCGGATGCGTCTCCGGAAGGCTTTGAACCCACCAGCCTGACGCCCAAGATCAAAACTGCTGCCGAGAACCTCTACGCGACGGTGGCTCGTGCGGGCGAGCCCCTCACCTGGAAGCAATACGCTCATGGCATGCGCACGTACACGGGCATGAATCGCAAGGAATGGGTGTCGGTTCTGCGTGTTCACCAGGGGTTGGCGAAAGCCTACGGTGAAGACATGGATACGATGATCGGCCGGATGTTCCGAGGCGTGACCTCCGGCACTCAACACGATCAACTCATCCCTGGGCATCCTTTCTTTGACAAGGGATCCATGACCTTGGGTCTCACGCACTTCATGGAAGACCAGCGCGCCCTGATCAGTTTCTCGGACAAGATCGCAGAAGAAGGATTCAGCAACGGTACACGCTTGGAAGTGGCCTTGCACGAGCCCATTCACGTCTTCCTGCGTTGGATGCCGAGAGAGGATCTTCTTACTCTGGCAAAGGCGGCTAGTCCTGGTGGTGGTTCCATCCGTTGGGATGAACCTACCGAGCATCAGATTGTGCGCTGGATGTTGGAGTACCTGAAAGGTGGAGAGGCTCCTACACCGAAGCTCAAGAAGGTATTTCAGCGTTTTGGTACGTGGATTACGGAGTTGATCACCAAGCACAAGAAGCTCAAGGCAACGCCCGAGGTGAAGCAGGTGTTCAACAGGTTGTTCACGCCTGATTCTATGAAAGGTCAACTTACACAGTTACCGACGAGGCTATCTCCCAGCAGAACCAATATCCCTGTAAGGAGGGTTCCTCGTGCCAGATGAACGCGGCCAATGGGAACACACTCCGCTGGGGACCATTCTGCGCGCGGCAGGTCTGGGTGAAGAGGCCGTGGTGCGCGGTGCGGTCATGCCCGTGCTCAAGGGCATTGATCCTCAAGCCTACGCCCGCATGCCCCAGGGCGGTCCCGCCTATATGGGGGATGTGATCAACTCTGTCATGCCTCCGGGACCCTATCCCAGTCCTTTGGAGAAGGTGGGACGGGCGGGAGCGGGCATGGTGTTGGGGTCCATGGTCGATCCGGCCACGCGCTTGGGATACGTCGCCAAGTGGCTGGCCCCCACGCGGCTGGGCCGCGCCACGAGCGCGGCCGGCCGCACACTCCAAGCCGGTAAGGCGGCGGAAGCGGTCTTGGGCAAAGTGCATCTTCCTCAGGTGGGCCGTTTCCTGGATCACTACACTGCGCTAGTCTCGCAGAAGTTCGGATTCAACATTGGAGCCGATCCGTGGCTCATGCGAACGCACCAGGAACTCTTCAGCTCCATAACCGGGGCTCAGCGTCTGCGCGTAGAGAAGGTGGCAGACGAGTTGGAGCCCGTGTTGCAGAAGGCCGCGCAACGCTTCGCTGCTCGTCTTGACATCCCTCCTGAGGATGCCTATGTACGCTTGAAGTCCGCTGTAACGGAGGCCACGGACGCACATCCCTACATTGTGCAAGCCCGCAACGCCAAGGGCGAGTTGGAAGGCTTTGGCGTTGGTAAAGTCAAGACGCCCTATGATCGTGCTCGTTCGGCTGTGATCGACAACTTCGGATTGCCCCCCACCTTCGGGGGTCCGGCTGAAGCCAGCGATACGGATCTGATTCGTTCCGTACGAGATGCCGTCATAAAGCGTAACCGCATGGCGAAGGAGGTGCTCGTCGCCGATGAGGCTCGCTTGGGGCATGATCTGGCTTTGCACACGCATCCCGACGCGGGTTATTCGGCAGGTATTCTATCGCATGAAGCCCGCGCTTGGATGGACATGGAACAGAAGCGGCTAATGAAGGATACCTTGATTGGGGGTAGGGCTCGTAGGGGTCGGGCTTACACAACACCTCCAACGGAGCACATGGGTCACGAGATCGCCCGCACCATGCGTATCCTTGATCCGCAGGCTTTTCAGGACTACGCATCCAATGGTTTGCTCAAGCTCATTACCGTGCCCGTTGTGAAGAACGGCAAGCGCACGGTGCGTACCGTCAATCCGGTCAAGTATCTGCAACGATTCTCCGGCCAGCCGATGACCCGTTCCAGTCTGCGCTTCATCGAACGCTTGGCGGACAGTGGGATGCTTAGCTACGAGCGCAATGCCCCCAACTACGTGGGCAAGCTCGTACCGGCCATGAGCACGGCTGACAAGAACGCTTGGATCTACGAGAAGGGTTGGGGCGACTTTATCAAGCCCGGGCAGATCAAGCAGTTCTTCGAGACGGATCCTACTGTTATCGATGCCGCTCGCGGGATGTCGTCCGATCGAGCCATGCTGTCAAAGGAATGGTTCGACGCGGTGAAGCGCCATGGGATGGATCCAGGTCAATCCCGCCTGGTCGCCCCGGTAGGCACCCCGGATGTGCCGGCGGACTGGATCGAGGTCAAGGGCATTCCGGAGTTGGCCGGCTACGCTATGGATCCGGATGCGGCCACCTTTCTGCGTCGGTACTACGAAGCGGATCTCAACATCGGGCCACACTTGAAGCAGTTCATGCGGGTGGTCTCCGCCGCCAATCAGTCCTTCAAGAGCTGGGCGTTGTCGATATTTCCTGCTTACCATTCAAGGAACGCCGTGGGTGCTGCTTGGAACTACTACCTGGGTTCCGAGGAACCCGCATCAGCCATGGCGAACATCCAGCGCAGTGCCAGTGCCTGGAAGGCGGTGCGCAGGGGTGGAGCCTCGTCCCGTTCTTGGGTTCTCAAGGGAGCCCGCAACGCCGAGACGGGGAGAGACTGGACGGCGGCTGAGATTTGGCGAGAGGTGCAGAAGCGCAATGGATGGGGTGTCGGCTTCGTATCCGATGAGCCTCATACGATGCGCCGGCATATCGAGTACATCAAGAAGTACGGGGTAGATGATCCTGAGTTGGAGCTGCTGCGCGGGGCGCGCAAGGATTGGGTGGCGAATGGGCGCAAGGGGAAGCCTTTCGTGGGTCCGCCCACACCCACGATTGCCGAGAAGATTCGTCTCGGTTTCGTAGGTGAACATCCCTGGGTGGAGCGTGGTTTCCGTATCGGAAGCTACGTCGATGATCGCTTCCGCATGGCGCATGTAATCCAGAAGCTCCGCACTGGAGCCACAATCGACGATGCCGTGCGCAGCATGAAGAAGCACTTCTTCGATTATCACCAGCTCACGCCCATGGAGCGTGGCCTGCGTCAGGCGCTGCCGTTCTATGCCTGGAGTCGCAAGAACATCCCCTACCAACTGGAGATGCTTGTACGACGTCCGGATCGCATCGCTCGCTTCAACGATGCGTTGCAAACCTGGGAGGGTTCGGAGCAGACCCCACCGGAGGAGAAGTATCTAAATGAATGGATGAAGAAGAACTTCTCGGTTCGCGTTCGTAAGAACAAGGCGGGACGCTATGAGTACTTCGCTCTCAAAAACTGGCTTCCACTGATCGACATCTCGGAGATATTCAACTCATGGGAATGGCTTACACAGAATCTGACACCTTGGGCCAGGGTTCCTATCGAGTTGATGATGAACTACAACTGGTTCACGGATCGACGCATCGATCACTTGAACAGCGTGCTTCATGGAGAGCGCACCCGCTTCGGTACCTTTGGGAACAGGATGCACGGAGTTTCCGTACCCAACAAGTTGGCACATATCATCAAGTCCATCCGTTTGACGAGCACCCTGCACCAGCTCATCGATAACCCGCAAGAGTTGGACTTTACATCCCAGCTCATGCGAGTTACCGCAGGTCGGACCTACCCACTCGATATGGGCAGGTCCAGTTATCAGCTTCGTCGCCAACTGGAAGACTTGGAACAGGCTGCTCGCCAATCCGCCCGCAGCGCCATCTACTCCGGACACGATGAAGACGTAAACCGGATTGTGCAGACCTACCTCAAGCAAAGAGAGAAGGTCTACAAAAGTCGGGGAATGGGAGACTGAATGCCTGATCCAGTCATCAACGAGTTGACTACCATCGCTTCTCAAAGCGTAGGTGGCGTCTTGGTAGCTGGGGTGGTCCTTTTCTTGCGGGAGATGATCGATCGGTCGCACAACGGAAAGGATGTCAACAAGGTCAATGCGGAGACGTGCGCTGCTTTACGGGAGGGTATGGCAAAGGACATCACGCACATCAAAGAGTCTATGACTCGGATCGAAGCAGACCAGAAGGACATTCTACGCAGGATGACGGATCGTGTCCGGTAAGCCGCAGAGGCCTGGAGATCGGCTCATCCAGAAATCTGCGCGGGGTCTCAAGCCCTTGGCACCCCTGGAGCGATACTCACCAGCCGTCGCGCCAGGCCCCCTGGGAGCACTTGAGACCCCACCCCCTTTACGTCGCCGGGTGATTCCGAAGTACCCGGTATTGGGGCCTGTTCCCGAGCCCCCGGAGCGGACGCTACCTACGCTTCCGGAAGAGGCCCCGTCAGGCACCCCCAGCGCGCCAACGCGGCTGGGGGTGCCTGTGGGCAGGGATCCGGGACCAGGACCCTCCCTCGATCGTACACTGCCTGTGGTGGGCAGTGCCTTTGATGAGCCTGAGCCTCCAGGTACATCTCCAGAGGCTCAGGTTGCCTCTGCCGGCACACCCATCTGCCCTTTGGCAGGGGCACCCTGCATCGGCGTTTACTGTCAGTGGTTCGACATGGAAGACGTCTGTGCCATCCTCGCCATCAAGAAAGACTTGGCCCTCTTGAGACAGGTCCCCTCAGCCTTGGAGGTTCTGGAGGTCCGTCTGGGGAGGCTAGGATCGTAGGTGGCTTGCCGTCCGAGTGCATCACGCAAGCTCCGATGCCCAGCGATTTCGCAAGGGTCGCCATGACTTCATCAAAGCTGTAGAACGGCAACAGGGATCCAGGACAGGTTCCTCCCATTGTACCATCAGCTTCGATGATGTGTTCTGGAGACATCCTTCTAGTACCTTCTGGAGTATCCTCATCCTCTCGAAACCACGCCTTCTTGCAAACAGGACAAACCAGTACCGCCGGTAGTGGAGGGGTTACATTCAATGCCGAGATGTGTTGGGTCATGGCTACCCCTTTCTGCCTACCTTCTTGGCGTGGGCCGCATTCCGCGCACGAGCGGAGGCTTCGGCGTCCTCCTTGCTCGTGCTGGATCCCACGACCTTGCCTGTTGCCACTTCCACGATCTTCCAAGGCTTGGCTCCGCTTCTCTTCACGACCTTGACCGGCATGGTATCCTCCCATCAACAGAATGAGCAGTGTAGGCGCTAGGACCACGAAGACGACCAGGAGTGTGGCAAGCATGCTCAGTACTACCCTTTCCACCCGATCTTCTTGGACAGCTCCGGAGTGAAGCCCCCCATGGCTTCAAAGCGTTCTTCGATCTCCTCCATGATGTCCGCTTCCTCCGTGGTCGCGGGGCACGGTAGAAACCGGTGCCATCTCGCCAACTGTTCCCGGTCGGCTTTCTCGACTTGCTCCTGGACGGGATACATGATCGTGCAGACCTCCTTTCAACTCTCAGTCCATGACGTCGTGGATCTCGTTCTCGAAGGGGTCAACCTCCTGGACGATGCCCACCCGGTAGATCCCAGGCTCCAAGGTGACGGTGTTGTGCTCTTCGTGGCGCACCTCCGTGGGGGTCCCGGTCTTCAGCCACAAGACCCCCTTGCTGTCCTCGTACATCTCGATCTCGGGCGTGGGAACGATGACGTGGGCGTGTCCCGTGGCTTCCCCTTCCGCCAGGACGTACCCCCGAGCCTTGGGGGCTATTGTCTTGGCTCCTTCCGGCAACGCCTCTTCCGTGAACATGAGAACGTCACCCTGCTGGATCAGCTTCTTCCGCATTGCATCCTCCTTCATGTGAGTTGTTCCGGCTTCAGACTCGACTGGTTACGGAATCGTAGAGCTTCCTTCACCGTTTTGCAATCCCGAGATACCCATTCCATGTGATAACACCCCAAGGACGGGTTCTTCATCTTGAGGCACGGCCACGCACCCGTTTCCCCACCCAGATCGATCTCGTGCAGTTCGTAGAATCCCTCTTGGTCCAAGATGGTGCTTCCCAGCTTCCGGCAAAACTGCTCCACGCCTACCTTGCGCAGGAACTCCCGCCGAATCTCGGCGTTGGGCTCCTTCGTGAACATCTCCACGGGCAGTTGGTCCGCCGGGGTTTCTGCCAGCTCCCGAGACACGCGCACGTCATGGAGAGACCATACGCTGAAGCCGTCTCGGTAACGTACCGCCGGACCCATATCTCGGTGCAGCACCTTGGGGCCTTCCTTGGACCAATGGATCTCCTCGGGGCGCTCGCACAAGATACAGATGCCCTTGTAGGCCACGACCCACCCACACGACTTGGCTAGGTCCTGATGGATTCGCATGCGTCGCATGTCTTCTTCCGCGTACTTGATCCCCAGCACCTCGTTGCAGAAGGAGTAGAAGGCGATCCAATGTGAATCCATGGACCCCCAATGCCAGAAGGGAGGGTACTCCAAGGCTTCCTTGCTTTCCATCAGCTCATCCAAGGCACTCATCACAGCTCCGAGCAATCGGTCGTGAATGCCACTCAGGGGTCGAAGATATACGTTTGAGTACCACAGTGAGTTCAATCCAGATTCGTTTCGCATGGACCTCTGTAAGCTAACGCCAAGTGCTCTCGTCAGTTCAGATCGCAAAGAGGCTGATGGGTCCATCTCGTGTAAGGTGTCCAGCACAGCTTGGGTCAGATGTTTGTAAGTGTCACGCAGCGGTCGAAACAACACTCTTGGGGACCATAGCGGAGTCATCTCAGCGGCTTTTCGCATGGATCTGCGCAAGCTGATGCCAAGTTCCCTCGTCAGTTCATATCGCAAAGATGCCATTGGGTCCATCTCGTGTGCTAGGTTGAGATGGATTCTTTCACGTAGTCCACGCGCAGTGGCGTTATACAGAGGGTGAGTCAATGCCTCTAGTATGACATCAGCAGGTCGAACAGTAAGAGCAGAAGAGGAAGGGGAGAACAATAGACGCCGTACGTTAGTCAATGACTCGTGGGTCATCAGTTGTTCTCTCAAGGATTCCAATGGCACCAACGACATAACCAGAGCGTCATGCACAACAAACTGTAGGTGTAGCGTAGTGTTGGCTAGTTGATTGGATAGTTCTCTGCTGATGTGCGCTCTTGCTTCGAGGCTCAAGAATGGGTGAGGACCAAACCTGTAATGGATCGTGGAAGGTCTGTTCATTGCTTGCAGTGTACTCCGCAAGGATTCCAACGTCTCTAGCGAATCCAGCAGTGCAGAACGAACCGTGAGGCGCAGTCTGTTTGACAGTATATCAAACAATGAAAGTGCAAGTGTTGATTGAACGATGCTTGGAGCTACGAGATAGGATTCAAACATACCTCCATAGTTGACGGTTGAGTCGAGCCGGTGGTGAAAGGATGGCAGTGGATCCAACTCCAGAAGATTGTTTAGCTGGTCATCTACCTTATGCCCGAGGCTGTGGCAGAGTGCCTCGTACAAACCCTCGGACATCTCATCTGGCGCTTTCCAGAACCTCCCAGTCATGCCTTCATGGCTCATGCAAGGGTATGAAGTTGGTAGCGCTTGATGCAGCCTACTATCCAACGGGCTGTGCAAGGGATTCACGAGAAACTCATTCACCTCGTTTGCTATCGACGTCCCCAGGCTCCAATGAATCGGTTGATGCAGAGCGGTAACGATGTAGCCCATCAAGGACTGGAGCAGGTCTGAAGAGATTGTTCCACTCGTTAGACACGACATATACGCCAAGCGCAGAGTCACTAGCCTATTTTCCAACGGGCTGTTCAAGTGATTCTCTAGCTCGTCTGATATCGGCATATTCAGGCCAAGATTGAGCACTCGAAAGAGAGAACTAAATAGCCTGTCCGACAGGTACTTCCGTAAGGCTAGAGACATTGCCATGTTCGTTGGATAGGCCATGTTCGGGTGTCTAATAGACAGCTTATTCTCCAACGAGCTGCCCCAGGGGTCACTGCGCACCTCTTTCAGCTTCTTGCCCAAGATCGACAGCACCTTGATGAGGAGCGCCGCTGACAAAGGGGAGTCCACCCAAAAGAATGTGGGTGGATCTTCCCCGATCTCCTCGTACGCTCTGCGCATCGCATCTTCAGCCGTCTTTCGATCCGCCGGCTGCGTGCTGGATCCAATGGCAAACCAAGCATCGTACCATGCCGACAACTCTCGCTTTTGCTCCTCGGTCAGCTCGGTGATCCTGTCCGTCATGGTTTCATGCCCTTGGTTGTGAGGATGCGTTTCTCCTGCATGACTTGCTCCATACGTGCCATGGTCATCATGGAGTGAAGAACGCGCTTCTCGATTGTGTCCGCGAACACCTGCGTCAACCCTGATTGAAGCAGTGCCAACTGCAAACTTAGAGGAAGGTCCCCATCATCCATCTGCATGCTTCCATCAGGAAGCACCTTCAGGATTATCCGCTTCTCCGGCGGTGATGGAGGAGATGAGGGCGTTGATGGACTCGTATCGGGTGTGCCACCAACCGGGGTCTCGGGTGAGGGCTGCGAGGGAGTCTGCTCTTCCATAGGGTGTCCAACCTCCTTGGATCATGTGGTAGTAGGTGTTGTCAGGCCCCGACTCACCGTAGGCCCCACTTCCGTTGACGTCGTGCATGAGCACCATGGCGTGGTCTTCCAGATGGGGGAGCCATGCCTGCAAGTCTAACAGGCATTCTGTATGAAGTCCATCGATGAAGAGTACGGAAATCTTGCGGTCTCCCCAAGAAGCCGCAGCTTTCCTACTCTCCTCCAGGTGGACCTCGATCTCCTCCTGGGGCAACCGCTGCGTGAAGGGACTGAGATTCCCAACCCAGACAGAGAAGCTCCCATGAGGGGCCAGCTTGCGGTAGAACCGGACGATGTGCTCCGGTTCTCCCGCCCCGCTGGAGGTGAAGGGATCCACGCACGCGAGTTGAGCGCCGGAGAAGAGCGTACCCATGTAAGCCCAACGAGTGCTCTTCCCCATGAAGCTGCCGATCTCCACGGCCAACGTATCCGGCAACATCGTCAAACAGATGTCCCTCAGCATGTGAGATTCCGCCGGCGAGAACCAGCCACCCACATGGGGGTCCTGCATGGTCGCCATGGTCTCGGCCGCTCGCATCCAGCGCAGTCTCCACGTGAGATCGGGTATGGGTTCATCCGGCGGAGTCTTCTCCAAAGAGGATGATTCCAGCCTTGGCGATGTAGATAGCATCGGCGAGGGCTTCTCTACGCTTCTTTGTCTCGGCTTGAAGATCCTGCGCACCTTCTATGTCCTCCATGGCTGCTTGAACAATCCAGTTCTTCTTCGTGGATGCCGTCGTCGGACCACGAGGCCGACGACGGCCCACGGCCGCTTTGACTTGTGCGGGGTTGACCATATTGACTCGATCCTTCGAGTCTCTCCGTAGCTGAGAGGCCAACCCGAAGATGAACCCTCCCTGGTCGAACAGCTCCATGGGAGCGCCCTTGTGGAACACGGCCACCTCGATCACATAGGGTGGCTCGAACAGGGTCTTCACATTGCTCGCCACCCGATCGATCCAGGAGAGCAGATCCTCATCATTTCTTCGTACGAGCGTTGCCCGCCCTACGATTCCGGGTCTTGCCGGCGGGGGCGGCATTCTTAGCCTTACGATTCCCAACACCCCGCTCGGCCCCACGCTTGGATCGATTCCCGTTGAGTACAACATGCAACGCCTCCTTGACGGGGAATCCGGTCACCTCCAGGGCCAACCCATAGGCGATGTACCGCAGACCACTGCCACGGCTTTCCATTTGGTAGATGTCTTGGTGGTTGATCTCGCCATGCAGACCCAGCGTACCCGCCGCTTTCTGGACTTGCTGAGCGAACTCCTCCAAGCTGACATCGTTGCCCTCTCGGTACTCCTTGAGCTTCTTCCCCAGCTCGATTGCCTGCTCTTCCGTGAGTCTCGGAATCATACTTCCTCCCGTACAGGTGACATGGTCATGGTGTCGAATCCCATGCGAACGAAAGCGGTTGGATTGAACGCCGCTCCTCGCGTAGCTTCCACATGAAGCCGCATGAGACCTTTGGACTTCTCCTCGTCGGTCTGCATCGCACAGACCGCAAGATCACACGTAAACATCTGCGAGATGTCCTCAGCGATGCCACTCATCCCGTATTCCTCAGCGTCAATCGTGGAGCGGTTCCCCTGGGCCGCTCCCCACATCGGAACGTACATCCTATGAGCCAACCGGCGCAGATCCCGGGTGACGTTCCCGATCTCGAATCTGCGCTCAGTGGCATTCCCAAACATCAGCCCTGGGTAATCCAAGATCACCAGGTCGAGGGGGGAGTACCTACGGATCAGGCTTTCCACCCGGCTTACCGTAACCACTTCATGCGACAGATCCTGAATGATGATCCCACCCTTGGCCTTCTTCACGGCGTTTCTACCCTTGGACATGAGCCGTGTGTCCTGTTGAAGCCTATCGCTGGTGTACCCTGATAATCTCATATCGTATCGTTCCAGCGCAACAAGACTATGAATCTCCAAGCTGATGTGAAGAACTCTCTTTCCTGCCAGGGCCGCATTCGCCCCAAAGTTCACCAAAATGGTGGTCTTTCCCCGCTTGGGCGGAGCGATCACCAAGCCGAACTCGCCCGGTCCGATACCCCCTCGAATCGAGCGGTCGATCGCTTCGATCCCGGTGGGCACCCGTCCACGCATGATCTCAGCGTAGTAGTCCGTGGGGGCCGTGACGTAATCGATCTGGTGCTCCTCTTCAGCCTCGAAGGTCAGTCCCGACAAGGCATCCAGTCGATCTCGATACGTGGTCGTCTCCAACTTGCCGCCGGCCCCCGGCTTGTCGTACTCGCTCAGGATCTCTTGAGCCATCATGTAGAGGCTCTGGCGCTGGATCCAGTCTTCCAGTACGTCATAGATCACCCGGTCCTTGGGAATGGCGATCTTCTCCAGCTCAGCGACCAGCCCTTCGACCCTTTCCCACGACTTTCCGGCCAGGCGCTTTACGAGCAGCCTTACCCCGCGTGGATCCGCTTCGGCTTGACTTCGCTTGGCCCTTTTCCAATACAGATCCAACGCTTGTCGTAGCAGCCGAAGATCCCCGTTCCAGAGTTCTAGCGGAACCTTTGCTCCGATCAGCCCGTGTAGGTCTTGCCTTCGCAGGGCGGCGAGTAGCAGCAGGCTTGGGTTGCTCGTCTGACCAACAGAGGTTCTTCCAGGTGCAGCCTTTGCACTGCCACGCACTGCGCGTTTCGTAGCCCCTCGTGGGGACTTTGCCATTTTGGACATCCCTTTCCACCCCAGCCAGTTGTTCCATGTCCTCTACAAACACCCCCCGATCATACCGGAACCAGTAATCCTTCATGGGCATGCCCGTGGTCGAGTCTACATCCCCATTGCAGTTATACATGAGCACGCACAAGCGATCGATCTTGCGATCCGGGTACTTGTCGTTCCACAGGGTAATGTAGCGAAACCCTTGCTTCACGTAGTTGTACGAGTAATGCCCCGGCTCCATGACGCGATTCGCTACGGCATGGTACCCTTCTCGTGACGTGGTTTTGATCTCCAGTAGGGCCTCCGGAATGAACATCGGCGGCTCTACCTCCCAGATCCATGGATTCAGCGATTCATGTACAGGCGGCTTCGCCAGGATGCCATCGCAATGGCCTTGGAGCTTCACCGTCACGGCGTCACCATCTACCTTGACGGTGTACTCTCCAGTAAGCAGGATCTCAGGGTTCGAGTAGGCGATACCGTAGTGGCTGAAGCGTGTGATCAACTCCTGACGGATATGGTCGTGAAGCAGAGTTCCCTTGGAGAGCTTCTCTTCCAGGTCGGGCAGGAATGGATTGCTCCACGGCAGGCCTATCCTGCCATAGTACACGGCTCGCATGCACTCTTTCGTATTGGACACACGAAAGAAGTCGGGTCTGACGTGAGGATGAAGGCACCGGTGATTGCCGGCACTATGCAGCTCATCCCGGATCTCTCTAGCTAGTTGCCCATGAGATTGAGACACCACCGCACGTTTCATGGCTTCTCCAGTACTTCGAGCACCCACTTCTGGCACCAAAGCGCAAGGGCGAGCTTGGTGAGCGGCCGTGAGTCGAGTCGTTCCAGCATCTCTGTTGCCATCGTAATCACGCTTTGAGCTTCAGGGCTCAACTCCGCAACCATGTCCAATGATATCTTGTGTACCCTACGCAGACCTTCCACGGTATCTTCCGTCATTGCTCCTCCCTACCATGCGGTGTGGATCACCCAGCTCAAAGCCAACCAGCAGAGGATCCACCCCAAGATCAAGATGTATATCGACACGAGTCTCCTCCCTCGCCGAAACGCCTCCAGTGCACAGAACACCCCCAGCCCGGGGGCGAGGAGACACACGAGTGTGCCGAATAGTACGCGCCACTCGCAGGCGTTCATCGCTACCGCTTTCGGGGGGACGTCTTCTTCCCCTTGGCGGAGGTCGTCTTCTTCCCCTTGGCGGGAGCCGGCTTCGACGCCTTCTTGTTGAAGGCTTCCTCAACAGGCAAGATGCCTGTCAGGTTCTGCACGAGGATGTCTACCATCTCCTGCTCGGAGAAGAGCTGGACGAAACCGCTCAACTCCGGAACCCGATCCTTCCAGTCATCGAAGATCACCCTACTGCTTTCAGGATCCGGTACCAGCTTGTACTCACGGAATCCGTTGGGCTTCTTGATTCGCGTCATTGTGAAGTTCCGGCCCACCGCAGGGTCGAACAGCTTGACGCCATACTTCTTGTTCTTGATGTAGTCCTGCAATGCGGCCACCACACTCGGAGGAGCATCGAACACGCGCAGCTCGTCATCCACGACACAGTTCATCAAGAACTTCGTGCGGGGCTCCAGCCAAGAGACGTCCTCGCCTTCCTCTTCGCTGTATTCCTTCAAGGCACACGCGGGGCAGTAGCCGGTGCCGTGAACCTCCAGGCAGTGGAGTTGTCGCTTGCGGTCGCTTCCCTCGACGGTGAAACCACTCCACTTGCCGGCCACGAACTTCCCGTGCGTGGCATGCTCCAACCACGGGGTCTTGAGCGGAGTGCCGTCAGGCTTGTTGCCTACAGGTGGCAGGAAGCGGATGTCATAGTCGATGTCATCCTTGACGTTGAGAAACTCGGACTTCGATCCCCCAACAGAGACGACTGCCTCGTCCATGTCAATCTCGTTGACTACCCTGTCCTTCTTGCGAGCCATACAATCCTCCTTGTCAAGACAGCTCTACCTCTTCCATCCCTCCCCACGTAGGGCCTACTTTGACTTCTACCGGGGTAGGGATGAGAAACTCTACATCAAACCCGAATCTGGATACCAGTGCATCTGCATCCACCATCACGTTCCACATGCGCACAGCCACCTTCTCCCAGTCCTTCTCTCGGCACTCCACAATGATCTGATCGTGAATGTTGAGCACGATCTGCGCTTCCCTGGGGAGAGATGCCCGTAGAACGATCATAGCCATGGAAGTCAAATCTCCAGCGGCGGACTGGATAGGGAAGTTGCAGGCTTCCCGCAGGGCCGCCAAATACTCCTCCTTACGGTTACTTCTCACACGCAGGCCGAAGCGTCTCCGGCGATCGAAGATGCTTACCAGGAAGCCATCCTTCAGCAGGCGTTGTTCCTGCTCTTGTTGCCACGCCTTTACACCGGGGTAGGTGGCGTACCAACTGCGAATGTAGCTTGCCGCCCAACCCTTATCGCGTCCCGTTTGCTCCGCCAGCCTTCTGGCTCCCATGCCATAGAAGATCCCAAAGTTCACCGTCTTGGCGTGCGCCCTCTCTTCCTTGCTGGGTTCGTGGCCCAGAATCTGGCGTGCCGTCTCCGTGTGGAGATCGAGACCTTTGCGGAACACGTCCAGCATGGCGGAGTCTCGCGTTATCTGAGCCCCTATCCTCAGCTCGATCTGAGAGTAATCGGCACCCACGAAGAGACGGCCGGCGGAAGCCTTGAAGATGTCCTTGACCGGGTGCTTGCCCTCACGGGGGATGTTCTGCATGTTGGGGTTGCTGGACGAGAACCTTCCCGTCACGGTTCCGCATTGGTTGAAGCTGGCATGAATCACAGGATCGGAGAATGGGATCAGATAGGTTGAAGTCGTCTTGGTAAGAGAACGATACTCCAAGACCAACTCGATCACGGCAGCCAGGCGCTCCTTGTTGATCAACCTGAAGATCGGATCGTCCATGATCCGTTGCAGCTCATGCAACGTGGCGATATCGACCTTGGGTTTACCTGCCTTGGTCTTGGCGATCACCGGAAGTCTACCTTCCATGTGTAGTATCTGAGCCAACTGGGTGTGACTCCCTGGATTGGAAAGGCCCAGCTCTGACAACCGAGAGGATACTTCAGACGTCTTGTCCTGGTATTGTGTCAGCATCTCAATCCTACGGCACTGATCCACCGTGACACCTGCCTGTTCCATTTCCATGACGACAGGCAGTAGATCCATCTGCTCACGGTACAGACGTTCCAGACCCTCCTTCTGCAACCGAGGTCGGAGTACCTTCCAGACCTTGCGTGTGGCAGCCGCGTCATAGGCGTTGTAGCGCATGAGCATGTCGGGCTCCAAAGCGGCCATCTGTTCATGCTCGCGGGCCTCCATGACACCTTCCGCGTAGGGTCCATACCCTGTATACATGCCGGCCAGGGTCTTGAGACCCTTGGAGGGGGCGTTCTCATCCAGCAGATGCGCCAAGACGTACGTGTCTTCCAACATCCACTCTTCACGCTCGCCCTTCGTGAATCCTCTCGTCAACCACATCAGATCGAACTTGAGGTTGTGCCCCAACCAGACCCTTTCGTACATGATACTGTAAAAGGCATCCAAGAATGCCTCCACGTCGCGTGTTACGTAGGCATGGTCGTTGCGAGTACTCCACGCAACGGAGAGGATACGCGCGTCATCAGCGAAGGGGCTTAGGCAGGTGGTCTCGATATCGATCGCCACCGGATCCTTGCCCGTCCGCAAGTACTGGCACACTTGCGCTCCCTTGACCTCTCTCCAAGTCACGGATTCCCTCGGGGTCCACTCCTCCTTCGCCAGGCGATTGAGATCCTCGATCAGCCACTGGAGGTACTGCTCCCCACCCGGGCGGAGCGTAGCGGCTGGATGGTAGGTTGCAATCACGCGAGCCCCCTCCCAGCTCCAGTTCTTCCGGCCCCGGTAATCTCCCACGCGCACGCTCTTCAGCTCCATGACGGATTGGATCGCCGTGGCTCCCAGCAACACGATCACCTCAGGCTTGACCCTTCTCACCTCAGCGATCAGATGCTCACGACAAGTCTGGATCTCGTCATACCGAGGCTTGCGGTTCTCGGGGGGTCTGCAACGCACCGCATTCGTAATGATGCAGTCCTTCTCGATCCCCAGGCGGCGGATCAAGCCCCGTAGACGATCGCCGGACGCACCCACAAAGGGGCGTCCGGCGTCGTCTTCCGTTGCGCCAGGCGCTTCACCTACGAACATGGCGTACGGTTTTCTCTGTTTACCATCTCCTGGCATGCAGACGTGCTTACACGTCAGGTGAAGCCTACAGGCGGTACACGACTTAGAGGCCACCTTTTCCCCCTTCCCAGGTTACGGTGTGCGCCTAGTGGCGTCAGTGCGTGAAGCATAGCGCCAGGAGATAAGCGGAGGATTCTTCTCGTCCCCTGGAAGATTCTCGACAGCGATGTGGTACCAACCGTCACCAACTCCCAGAGCGTACCGAATGGAAAAGTCGTCTGTGAGCGAAAACTGATCACGTTCGAGCAGTTCACGAAGACGCTCCTCTTCTTGGGAGAGAGACATGGTGCTTTGTACGAAGTGGAAATCGATCGCCAACCCCAGAACATGACGTCCATTGCCCTTCTGTCCACGCTCCTTGCGCAGGTCCGCATCATGCTTGGGGCAGCTCCACCAACGATGAATGATCATCGGCCAACCGGAGATATCGCGGATGTTCTCCACGATCTCTACAAACTGAGGCACGATGATCGGTGACAGTTGACAGCCACACTTGCACATCACGTCTTCTACATTGAAATGATCAGCCAGTGTTCCCACCTATATCTCCCTCTTAGCAAAGTAGTGCTCTGCTTGTTCGGGCGTAAGGAAGTGAAGGAAGTCATCCCAGTCCTTGACCTTCCGTCCTTGCACTTCAGTAGGGGGAAGGAACAGGTGCGTATTCGGGAAGTGCGGATGGAGCATGTTATGGGCTTTGCCAGCGAGACTGAGACGATCGTTGTCAAAGGCGATGAGGACCCGGGTGTACCTATCCAGCCAAGAGACCAGCAAGGAAAGCTGGTAGCTCGTCAGGTTCGCTCCGGCTGTGCAGCACACAATGTACTTGGGTTGATGGAGGATCATGGATAGAAAGTCCCAGAATCCCTCGCACACCAACACCACGCTTGAGTCTCCGTACTTGAACCCGAGACGCACGGGATCGTACCAGCAGATACCGCGCCTTCCTTGGATACGGTACTGACCTTTGCTGATGTAGCTCTGGTAGCCAACGAATCCATCTCGGCCCAACAAGGGCAAGGAAAGATACCCTTGGAAGATGAAAGGCTCCTTCGCCGCATTCCCAATGTACTCGTAGGCAGGACGAGGAGCGGTAGTAGGGTGCCTTTCTTGCATCTTGTCCAATATGAAGCCTTCCGCACCGCGTTGACACGTAGTACACCACGCATCACGAGCCTTGCTTACCAGCTCGTCATTGTGCATTGTCTTCACTACCAATGGAGATAGGTGACCCTCCTTGCCCGAGGCACAGCCCGCCCAGCACTGCCACAGACCCGTTACCAGGTTCACGCTCAAGTTAGGGGATCCGCACAGCTTGCACACATGAATGGCTTCCCGCCCAGACCGTTCCGTGCGCAGGTACTCACCCATTACGTCTTCCAGCTTGTACCGAGCCATGTCCTCACCCTCCGTGACTCACAGTCATTTGTGGCCGTTATAGTAGAGCGTATCTGGCAAGCTGGAGATGCTTCGCAAGATGTCCCCGGCGGTCATCGGTTCCCCTTCCGCCGTGGTGATCTCGGTCCACAGAAACCCGTAGACCCAAATCGTTCCACTGCTCTGGACGATGATCTGCCCCGGGTCCACCCAGGTCGTCTCTTGCGTCCCTCGATCCACCAGGACCACCCGCTCGGAGACCGCCATAGGAGGGTTGGGGTTCAGTTTCCCCAAGGGAGAGCAAGCCGCATAGATGATGATGCCTAGCGTTCCTCCTATGCACAACTGGCCCAACAGTATGGACAGAAAATGCTCATGGCTTTTCACGACAACTCCTCCTTTAGGAGTGTGAAGACAACGGATACCAAGCTGTCAAACCCCGTGGCCGTGAGAGGGATTCGAGCGCCTATCGCTTGAACGATCTTTCCGGCCAGCACCATCAAGTCGTTGTCGGTAGCCGCTGTCACTTCTTCAGCTCCCGATCGAGGGCTTGATAGGTCAGCTCCACAACCCTGTTGAAGTTCGTGAGCTTCGTTTCAGGCTTGCAGACCTCGCGGGCGATGATCTCCGCCAGGTCCCGCAGGGCAGCCTCCGAAACGTCGATCCGAGCCTTGTCATTCTTCAGTAGCATGTCATCCCTCCTGTTGTTGAGTCAGAATCCGCTTGGTCACGATGTGCACCGCGTACGCTTCCGTGAAGTAGCCGATCACCGTGTACTCGCGTGGGATGCTGCGTATCTTGGACGGCCACAGCTTGAGTTCCACTTCACGCGAGTATTCCAGATCGTGAACATCGTCGGGAGCACTGACCATGACGACGCAACGTCCTTGGCGTGGCAGTACATGATAGGTCTCCAAACCCCGGTAGGGCATAGAAACGACACATCTGCCATCAACGACGTGTTCGGAGATTACGGTGTCTCCGATTCCATCGGTGTCTGGCCCATGGTCACCAGTTGAATCGGCTTCCGAAACAGGCTCGGAGCGTTTCCCCTTTCGTACCCTTTCCATCGCAGCCCCCGTCCACACAGCCGCCTTCGAGCAGCTTGATCCTTTCGACCGAGGTAGAGTAGCAGGTCCCGTTGCACGAGTCTGGGATACTGCCGGAAATCCTCCAGCGCCACTCTTACCATCACCTTTCCGATGTACCGTGTCTCCAAGGCGTCTCTGCGCAGGTCCCGATACACCTTGGCACGAGTACGCAATCCATCTATGTCAATCCCCGGACCTTGGGGCAAATCAGCGGCGGCCTTCTTCAACGCCACCTGGAAATCCGTTTCCAACTCGACCAACCTTGGCACCGGCGAGTCGAAGGCCGCACAGATGTGCTTTGTCGCATCGATGTAACCCATCACTTCAGACCTCACCTGAAGTGTTCGGGACATGTAGATGTTCACGCCCTTGCCCGATCCCTTACGGCGCGAGCAGAGTTGCACAATGATGCGGGTATAGAGTGGGTGAAAGGAACGTGTACGTTCCACTACTGAACCTCATTCATCAAGTGATACCAGCGACTGTTCTCGAAGTCAGCCGGCAATACGGAATCGGGTGCAACAGGGTCTCCCCAGAAATCGATGAAGGGTTGCCAGAGATTTGAATGCCAAGACTTCCGCGCGTACTCTTCCATCAAGTACGCTGCGACCGAGCAGACCAGGCGCGTTCTTCCCAGGTCGAGCAACCTACGCCAACGAGACCTCGGGGTGTGCCCCCACCGGTTGAGTATGAAGTCTACCAGTTGCCCGGGGTCGTACGCCGTGCCGAGTATCTCCAGTGCGGCTTCACGCAAGTAGAAGTAGGTAACGCTGGAGTAGAACATGGTGTCGCGGGATCCGATCGTACCTTGTGTGCGGTAATAGCAGCGGTAGTGCCCCTTGGGATGCACGTCCTTTGAAAAGGAGACCAGCACCGTCTTGGGCCAAGTTGTGGAGAGGCACCAATCGGTTCCCTCCCGTAACTTGTAGAAAGAGTCTGGAGAGATTTTACTTCTCTGCGCAGCTCGTGTGAGCCAGGCGACAGGTAGCTTCCCCAGGTACCTCACAACATGAGTTCCATCGGTGCGCAGGTACCCTCTACGCTTCTGCTCCTTTACGATTTGAGTAGTGATCGGCTTCATATACCAGTGAGGGGGCACTGATGAGACAATGACGTCCCCGCAAACCAGCATGTGGACCTCCCTGGTAGAATGGCACCTCCGACGTGGGGATCCTAGACGCACTCGCGCTTCCGTGGCAATAGAAAAGATACATGAAAGAGAGGGACCCCCCGAGCTTTTCACCCTCGGGGGGTCCCGGCGAGCCACCCCAGCTATCTCCATCACCAGGGTGGCCTCAGCGAAGAGGAAGGCACTTCGCTGCCGCCGTCATGCTACCGACGAATCCACCAAAAGATGTCGAAGAGGTTGAAGACGCACATGAATGGTCTCCTTTCGTGAGAGGTTTACGGCCGAAACTCAGCACATGAGAAGTGTATTCAAGTAGAAGGGCTACTGTCAACACCTTTCTACCTAAGAGAAGGGGTCCCCCGAGCTTCTAGGCTCGGGGGACCCCTTTAGGTAGGGATGAGAGTAAGGAATGGCTTCAGTATCTTTAGACTCTTTAGGAGTAGGAAGCAAGTAGAAAGTAGGGGGAACCAACAATCCTGTAGGACAGCGCTTCAGGACCAGAATCACCGGCTCCCCCGTGTCATGGCTCGAACGAGGAAGACTAGCACTTGGACTGCCAGGCCATCTACGCCCAGGAGCAGCAACAGCTCCAACAATCCACAAAGTTGCCTATCCATCCAGAGATCCTCCCAGGTGTCGTTTCAGGCATCCATGCTGGTGCAGATGCGTGCACGAGGCTGCACGAAGGGGGAGGGGTCCGACCCTTACCCCTGGGGACCCCCAGAAATGCCCTCAGTGAAGGAATCGGGCTCTTTCGGGAATCTCTCCAGCCAGAGCTTCCGCGCTTGGTAGAGCACCTTATCGTAATCCTCGTGCGGGCACCAATAGCGGTACCACCCTCGATTGCAGGGATCCCAGCTCGACAAAGTAAACCCGTCATACCGAAACCGAAGGGTCATTCCCTGGACCCGTCTCTGGAACTTTACACTTCTCTTGCTCATGGACTTCTTCCCTCCTTCGCTTCATCTCCAAGCATCGACCGCACAGGGTACCGGGTATGCCCCGTGGCCTGCCGCACTGGACGCACAGACTCGCCGCTTTCCGCGCGTGGTAAGTACGCTTCTTGTACGTGTAGTACTTGTCGGCACACTTCCAGCAGAGGTTGTAAGGCATACGACTGGGGGTCTTCGCTTCCCCGCAGCGCGTGCATCGTCCTCTAGCTTTCATCCGTTGTTGCCAGAGTCGTTGCTTACTCAAGGGCATGGCTTACACTCCAGTTCGTTATACCCACCTCGCTTGATGGCTCTCTGCATTGCGTTCCACTTCAGTCCCTTGGGATCACGGCTCGGGCCAAAGATGTAGCAAGCCATGTTGCTGCATTGCACATAGCCTGCTGATAAGGAGGTCACTCGTACTTTGTGGATGGGTGCACTCCCGCACAACGCGCACCGTTCAATCTCGGGCGCTGTGACTTCAGGCTCGGGCTTCTTCCGCTCCAACAGTGCGACACGCTCCTCAAGTGCAGTGACGCGCTCGGCGAGCCATTGACGCATATTCTGTTCCATCGTTCCCTCCAGTGGCTATGTCCGTGGGTCCTCTACCGCCATCCGGCGCTTGAAGTAGTAGGTACGCTGGAAGTCGTGGCTTACCCCATAAATGCTAGTCGTACCTTTCTCCAGGATGGTAACCATCTCCCATCCATCCATGCCAGCTTTTAGCAAGGTTGGGAGTTCACCCTTGTCCGCGTCGAGCACATCCCAACCGCTCAAGGTAGTGCACTTGTACTCCCACCTCTCTGGCTCGGTCGCCGTTTGAGTCTTCTCTTTCGGTGTCGTACTCCTCTTGAGCATCTCACACACTTGTTCTGGAGTTAGCATAGCGTGGCAGCGGCCACACGCCCAGAAATGACCAAGCGAATAGGGTCCGTCATAGTTGGGATCGTGCTTCCACCCGCAAGAAGGAACCCATTCATCGTTGTCATGGTCCTTCTTCTCACAGTTTTCACCATGAATGATGCCACTAAGCATGCTTCCCTCCTTTCGATCGTGCTTGTCTTAGGAGCAACTCACACGCCTGCTCTGGCGTGAGGCCGGAGTGACAGCGACCACAGAACCAGTTTCGACCCGCCGAATAGGGACCATCGTGCCCGGGCGCGTGAATCCATCCGTGGTCCACGCCCCACATGGCAGTACCGTGGCGAACCTTCTCGCAGTTCTCACCATGGATGATCTTGCCCTGAGGTGTCTTCTCTTCAGTGCAGTCCACGTACTTGTTCAACACTGCAGTGAGTTCACGCAATAGCTCTGTGAGTCTCTTGCGATCGTTGCAACTAAGCATTCTCCCCTCCATACAATCTTGCGTCAAGATGGTGCTGTCTTCGGATCATCTCGCATACTTGTTCTAAAGTAAGACTGTTGTGGCAGCGCCCGCAGAGCCAGGTTGGACCCACCGAATAAGGACCATCGTACTCAGGCGCGTGCGCCCATCGGCAGTTAGATCCCCATTCTATGCTTCGATGGTCCACCTTCTCGCAGTTCTCACCATGGAGGATATTGCCCTGAGGTGCCTTCGCTTCGATGTGGTCCGCGTACTCCTTCAAGACTTCGGCGCATATACACAGTAAGTCTTGAAGGAGTCTTTTCTGATCCTTGTTCAACATGCTGCATCTCCTCTTTACCAGTTTACCAGTACTGTACAGCTTCCCAACGTCCGCCATCCTCGGGGTGGTACGTCCACTCCCCATACTCCGGGAGGGGTAGACCTTGTTCCTGAGAGGTGTTGAGCAGCTCTGCCAGCGTGGCGTCCCGGCGAGCTTCCAGCGCGTAGCTTTCATTCGTATCCGGTCCCACAACCCGGAGCGCCCAACCGGTGTTCTTCGGGTCACTGGTATCCCAGTGAATCGTCCAGAGGGTCACCGTGTAACCTCCTTCCTAAGCCTGTCCATACCTAGGACCTAGCATTACCTTCAGAGTGTAGCCTAGTCAAGCACCGTTTGCTACACCTTTTCTAGCAGCCGGTACACTATGAGATATCCTGCCAAAGGTCGGGGTGCTTAGCCCGTAGGCTGGTATGCTGTGGACCTCCGACGATTACGTGATCAAGCAGTTCAATACCAAGCAATCGACCTCCAGAGATGAGCCGTTGGGTGATGGACAGGTCTTCAGAGCTTGGGCTGGTATCTCCGGACGGGTGATTGTGTACCAGGACGATTGCCGCGCAGTCGCCCGCGCTCACTGCATCTCTCCAAATCGAGCGGGGATCAACCAAGCTGCCCGACAATCCACCGATATGGATGCAGCGCACGCGCAACGGGTAATGCTTGGTCGAAAGGTGAACAATCAGGACGTGCTCTTGAAGGGTGCATGAGATTGCTTGAACCTCGGGAAGTCTGCTGATTCCTTTAGATGAAAGAATCTGTGGTTGTTCCTCGGAAACCCGTTCCGCCCGGCGGAAGCGTCGTCCACACGTAGGGCAAGTGCATTCCATGGTACGTTCCTTCCTGAAATGGATCGCCCCGAGGGGCAAGGTGGCTAGCTCATCGCCAGGTGACCCGGCCGGACGACGTATATGTGCAAGTGTGCACAACCACGACTGGGACGGTACGGGTCACAAGTAACCCGGACGCGCCGCATATCGCCCCGGCTTCGGACCCACCGCTCTACTGTGTGCATGTCCTCGGGCTTGCACGCCCACGCAGCATAGCTAAGACCTCCAGCGGCTTTCCCCCACCCGCTCAAAAACGAGTCCGTGCCAACTACCAGCACCGTGTGGGTGTGCATCTCTTCGGGCGTCCGATCGTCTTGCCGTTCCATGATTCGTTCCCCTTTCTGACCCCCTGGAGCGGGGGTGGGTTGAATGGATCGCTTCTACGCTTCGCAGTCCTTCCAGTCTGACCAATCGTGGTTGCTCTCCGCCGCGCCCCGGATTGGCATCCAAAGCCCGAGCACGTCGTCTCGCCCGTGGAAGTGGACGAGGGTGGCGTCCTCGTTGCCCCGCGTATTCCAGGATATCTCCATGGACGGGGCTTCGTGCGTTGAGGAGAAGCATAGGAGCTTGGCCACTTTCCCGAACCGCTCCATGTAGGACGCGCCGAAGCTGCTATGCTCCGCCGGCTCATGCTCGACCCCCTGCAAGGCGCGTTGGACGATGTACATAAGCGAGGGCGGTTGCTCGTCCGTGGCCAGCCGGTAAATCGTCTCGGTTCCGTTGACCCAACTAATGAAGCTCTCATCCGTCCAGCGCATATGTACCTCGAAGCCTTTGCGGCCCGCTGTGAGCGTCTTCATGGCTGGTGCGGGGATCTGGTAGGCGACCTTCGGTGGCATGGCCATGTCGGCGTCCTCATCCATCTTGCTGCGAACCACCAAGGCGACGTGCCCATTGGTCGCTTGCCAGTAAAGGGAGTCGCCGAACCGTTGGACCCAAACCCGAGATAGTTCCGAGCGTTCGGGATCGGTGGAGACAAAGGTGGAGAGCGCCTTCAGATCGTCGCGGGAGATCCCCGCAGAGACTGAGACTACGGGCGCTGCTTCGGCTTTGTTCGGTGTGACAACTTCGGGATTGGTGTGCATGATAGGTACCCCTTTGGATTGTGGTCCTGTAGGACCGGTTTGAATGGATCGCCCCGAGGAGCAAGGTGTCAATCGGCTTGCGGGGAGCAGCCGGGGCTAAGGTCTTGGTTGCCGTCTGTAGTGGCACCGAGCGGGACGCATGGTTTCCAAGCGCCCGACCGCCCACCTTGCATGCGAATCGTTGTGAGCATGCTCGCCCGGTTGGGCCAGACTTGATACGCCATATCCCACCCGGATGCACGGCGCGCCGTTCGCTCCGGGTGCTCCGGGGTATGGGTGACCGAATCAGCAAAGGACAAGATGTATCGTTTCATTTCTACCCCCGGTTGTGCCGCCTCCACCCGCAATCGAATAGAGCACCTGAATAGTACGGGTAGTCGTACCTCGACCGTGGATTCTCCCGAGCATACTCGGCAATCTCTCGGGCACGCCTTAGCATATACAGCCGGTTTCGGAAGTCCGGGTGCGCCAGCGGATCGTTCGGACCGTCATGGGCCAGCACCCGCCGGCTACTCCGGATCCGCTCCCGTTGCGCTTGCTCTGCCCGGCAAGCTCGGCACAGAGCCAAGTAGTACTCTGCCTTGTGTCCTTCAGGCATGGCCGATACGGCGGCCGCACAATCGGCCGCCGTGTACTCCAGTGCTGCATCGGATGCACGCTTTGGGTCCATTACCGTTCTCCTTTAGTAGGGCTGATAGGTGTGCCACGGTTGCCATTCTGGCAAGCCACGCTGGTAGGCGCGCTCATGCCGAATCTTGCCGGCTAGCTCCGAGCGCAAGTATTTGAGTGTGCCATCGATCCACCTAGCATCGTGGCCCATGATTCGTTCGAAGTCCGCATGCTTGGAAACTAGTCTTACACGTTGGACGTGCGGCCGTAGGTTCGGGTAATGCTTCAGAATACATTCATGGGACATGGTTCAACCCTCCGTGGGAGCGACAATCTCATCTCCGCAAGTACCACAGTACAAGCCATCCGGGTAGTTATCATCCCAAGGGGCAACCACCCCAACGGGATTCCCCTCCGAGTCAACAGCACCTTCTTTATCCATGCCCGCGTCCCTCGCGCAATCCGGGCAATGGACGTCAGCGTCGTACACAAAGGCAACCGGTTCGTATGCCACGGTAATCCTCCTTAGATCCTATGGTTAGACTTCGGCAACGTGAACCCGTACAGTAGGATCTCTCGCCTACGCTTGTAGGCGTTGATGGTTCGCTCCAGTTCTGCTGTTGCAGTACAGTAAGGACCGTGCAAGCGCACAAGCAGTTCACTCGCTTGGATCATGTGGTCCAAGGTGTGCGCTGGATCTTCCGAACACTGAGGTGCATCTTGCGCAGCTTGTAGCCAAGCTCGTGCAACGTCGAACATTGAAGAAGACACTACGTGGAAGTACTCGTTCGCAGCATCCTCCTCGCGCTCTAGCCGGTCTAGTTCTTCCCCGGGTGTGTCCCCCATGTGCAAGGCATCATGGTACATGCGGTAAGCCGTATGAGCGCGCTTGCGTGCTTCATTCCACACTTCCTCGCAAGCAACTGCATGTGCTCGGAGGGATCCTAACTCATCCATTCACACCTCCGAGTTGGGGTGGTTGATCGGTTGGTGGGGGATAAGCTCCCATTCCGTGTGCCTCCAAGACTCCCATGCTTCCTCGCCTTCCACTGGCACCGGCGTAGGGGGCGTGGCGTCTTCCCAAACAATGTGCGACCCTTCCCGGTGACCGATGCGTGCCCCAGCGCGCCGCAGATTGTCGAGGTGATGAGATAGCCCCACCGTATTCAACCCTTGCCACTCCGGATCGGCTAGGGCTTTGCGTGCGAGCACCCCATAGCTATGATCGGCAGTCGATAGGGCTCGGAGCACGAAGCCACTGCGATCTAGGGTGCGAACATCGGTGACAGGCAACGCGAGGTCAAGCATAGGACCGTGCAGAGCCGATGCGATCCACGCCCGTGCCATAGGTCCCCGCTCATCAGGAGCGATAACGACTACGCAATCATTCGTGCCGTAGTCCCGGACGGCTTCGAGGAGACTTCGGCAACCTGTAAGGCTTCCGTTGACCCGCTCGCAACTCACTCCACCCCACGCATACTTGATGTAGGGGTAACGCTTGTCATCCATTCACACCTCCGGGTTGCAAACCTAAGCCGACTGGACGACGCCCGCTTGAAGGAGACAGGCGAGGTAGGTGCCGTTGCATGGTGTATGCCACACCGAGAGCATGGTATAAGTGTAGCATGTGGTAGAGGGTAAAGCAACGTATCCATTTTACGAAAGTCTTGTATAAGTGCTAAGTGCAAGCTACCGGTATGCAGTGTGCAAGCACCGTACAAGTACAACCTCGCCCCTACATGCGTGCAAGTGCCATACAACAGCAGGCTTATGTACAAGTGGCTGTAATAGGCCACCAATGGGCGCTGTGGGCAGGCATCCACGTGTGCACGGGGCTTGGTGGGCAGGCTGGAAGGATCCCGCTCCCGAGCGGCGTACACCCCCCGCCGGCTTTGGCGCGTCATACATACATCCCCACGCACCATGTCTACAAATCTCACCCTAGGATTCTCATATCAGACTCTTGTAACTCACCCTAGGATTCTCATATCAGACTTTTGTAGCTTACCCCAAGATGCTCACTTCAGACTCTTGTAGATCAGCGCATCGTAGACGCCCTGCGCCTCCATGGAATCTACACTTTTCATTTGACAATCAGATAGACTTCGTGCAGATTGAATGAGCCTGGGTCGCGGGTCTTACTGGGCACAGGCTCGACCGGCCAAGGCGCTTTCTCATCCTCTCACGGAGGAGCCTCCACTCCTCACCTCAACCGGGTGGGGCCGTCTTCTCGGTGAAGCCGGCCCCACCCATCCCCATGGAAAGAATAGGACTTAGCAGTTTCCTATTGACAGGATCTCCTTCCACCCCCCTAGTAACCCCCCTAGAGACCGCTTCGGGCTCTCCCCGTAGGCTCCACAAGCCGAAGGGGAGAGGCTGAAGCGGTCTCCGGGGGAAGCAAGGAAGCTTTAGAAGCTTCATACTCTTTAGAAGGAGAGGCAAGCGTGGCGAACCCAAAGGCTTCTTTCAAGAAGCCACCGAGAAGGATCGGAAAGGCCAAGGGTAAGAATGGTACTTCTTCCAGCGTCCTAGACTTGGAAGCTATCAAGAAGAAGTACATTCGTATCTGGGCGGATCCTACCGAGAGCAGAACGGATGAGCAGATCGCCAAGGACCTAGGCGTGGATCCTTCCCAGCTAATCTCTTGGCAGTACGACCCTACCTTCAACGTTCCAGCATCCCATCTCTTCCAGCAGAATATCCCAGTCCTCCGGGCTCAGGTCATGCGGAAGATCGCTCAACAAGCTCTTTCCAGCGGCTCAGGAAAGGGTATGAGAACCCTGGCTGAGATGTTCGGTCTGGTAAAGGGTAAGGGGGACGTGAATCTCAATCTTCTCATGGGAGACGCAGCCAATCTCTCCAGCGATCGCATCAAGTGTATGACGGATGGCGATCTCGAAAAGGAGCTTGAACGAATGATGACCTTGAGTTATCCCCATGATGTCAACATGGTGGACGGCAAGGTGATTCCAGCATCTGAGGTGCTAGACATTGAATACGAGGACCTTGGACCGAATCTATCCAGCCTTGGACGTGGGGCTGATGAACCACAGGCAACAGAATGAGTACCACTACTCGCTCTTGCTGGAACGTGTTCGTCGCCTAGGGGCTAGGAGTCTCTTCTACTTCAGCAAGTACATCATCGGCTTCAGAGACATGGAGATTCAGCCTCATTGGGAACTCTGCCAGTTCCTCGTTTCGAACTTCGGGTATGACCAACTGATCCTCCTTCCTAGAGGAACCTTCAAATCCTCTATCATCTCTGTGGCGTTTCCTCTCTGGCTCTTCACGCATACGTTCAACCTCTGTGGACAACAGGTAAACGGCAGAGACCTTCGTATTCTCATCTCTTCAGAGAACACGGAGAACACGAAGAACTTTCACGGCTTGATCCGTCTTCACATTGAACAGAACCCTCTCTTTCGAGAGTTGTATGGGGATCTCCGTGACAACAGTCCAGGAGCCGTTTGGCACAAGACCGCCGCTTCCCTGGCGGGTCGCACCCGTTACCGTGCCGAGCAGTCCTTCATCGCATCTTCTGTAGGAGTCTCCAAGGTATCTCAGCACGTTGATCTATTCATTGGAGACGACTTACAGAACGATAGAAACATCTCCTCCAGAGAGATGATCGATGAAGTGTTCGGCTACATCGAACGCATGCTTCCTATCCTGGATCCTCTTCCAGGCTCTCCTCTAGGCAGGGGTCCCCGCATTCTGGTAGGTACTCGTTGGCACTTGGATGACATCTACGGTCGCATTATCGCCAAGGAGAAGGAACGCCGTCGTCAAGGCAAGCCGGCTGCTTGGAAGATCCTCGTTCGCAAAGCAATCAATCATCATGGGAAAGTCTACTTCCCGACTCGCTTCTCCAAGAAGTACCTGGATACGCTTCGGCATGAATCCAACATGAGCATCTACACATTTAGTTGCCAGTACTTGAACGACCCACAGCCGGACGAGGAGCAGATATTCCGCTTGAAGGACTTCGGTTTCTTCCACTCTACTCATCGGGTCTGGCATGGTGTCATGCAGCCTATGCCTCGCATGATGAACTTCTTCACAACCTGCGATCCCAGCCGTGGGGAGTCTATGGATTCGGATTGGACCGCCTTCGACACCAACGGGGTTGATTCCGAGTACAATATGTACGTCTGGGAAGTGCTCCGTGAGCACCTGGTAGGCAACGAGCCCATCATCCAGCGTCTCTTCGAGGTTCAAGAGCGGTACAAGCCCATCCGCATAGGCATTGAAAGTGTAATGTTCCAAAAGTCACTCTACCATGGCTTTGTGCGTGCAGCTCGCTCCGCCGGCAAGTGGTTTCACGTAGAACCCCTTACACCGGACACTCGGATGAGTAAGCCATTGCGTTTGAGAGGCTTACAACCGTTTGTGTCCAACGGGCAGGTATTTCTCCGAGTCAAGGAAGGAACGGACTTGACTCTCCCTCCCGAGGAGCTATATTACCAGTTGGTACCTGGATCGGATGTCTTGGCATACGAAATGCTTAGCTTCCCGATTGGGGGAACGGATGACTGTCTGGACGCACAGGCGTACATGCCTCAGCTCATCTTTCCGGCGGGTCCGGAGCCGAAAGTCGAACCCGCCCCTGACTCGATGGCAGTGTTTCAGCATCTCGTTCAACAACGCAGACGTGGTAGGCGCGGCAATATCCTGAGCATCAAGTAAGGCTGGTGAGCTAAGGCTTGATGGGTGTCTCGCAAACGGGAAGAGCAGCGATACGGCGAGTGGGTCTCGGTCATCCATGAGCGCGAGGTGGCGCTCAAGGATCGAGTCAACGATTGGAACAAGTACCTTCGCCACTATCGCATGGATCTGACAGAGCAGGAGTCCCCTCCGAATGACTCGGTGTGGCTCAACCTGTTCTTTACGCTTTCTCGAATCATTCTCCCCTCGATCTACTACCGCAACCCAGACATTCTGGTCACGCCCTTGCGGTCTACGCCCCTGACCTATGCCACCCTTTTGGAGAAGCTCCTCAACTCTCAGTTCCGCACGATGGGCTTCGAGCGGGAAGGTCGCCGGGCGGTTTTCGATGCTCTGATCTGTGGGGTGAGTTTCATCAAGCTCGGCTACGGGCCTGCCCTCCAAGGCAAGGCCCGTAGCCGTACGGATGAGGAATGGTTCTTCGAGGGTGAATCCGCCTTTGACGAGGAAGAAGAGCCCAAGCCCAACGACCTCTCTTGGGAGGCTGACAGTCGTCTCACGGGTTGGAATCCCTTCGCCATTCGCATCAGCCCAAAGCTCTTCTTGATCGATCCTCTCGCCACCTCCATGGAAGATGCTCGTTGGGTCTGCCACTTGGTCATCAAGGACGTAAATCAGATTCGCAAGTCTCCCCTCTACCCTCGGGGCCTCACCAAGGGTATCGAGGGAAACATGACGGTCCTTGGCGACACCGCCCTCAACGAAGTGCACGGAGGAGTTTCAGGTCGTTACTACGGTTCCGGTGCCTTGCCCAAGCCCACACCCTATTCCAATCTGGTGGTCCTCTACGAGTTGTGGGATCGGGAAACCAACAAGTTGATGGTCCTCGATTCGCACAACATGACGGTGGGCACCAAGAAGTTCCTGCGTGAGGATGAAAGTCCTTACGACATGGACGGCTTCCCATTTGAAGCGCTGGTCTTCAACCAAGACACTGAAACTCCCTATGGGGTGAGCGACGCGGCGACGTGGTACAACCCCATGATCACACTCAATCTGCTCAACAGCATGCACTACAATCACGTCAAGCGGTTCCACCGAAAGTACCTGGTGGAAAAGGGCGCGCTGGACGTGGACGAGATGTCCAAGTTGGAGGCTCCCATCGATGGCGCTGTGATTGAGGTCAACGGACCTCCCGCCGCCAAGGTCGAAGCCTTGATGGATGCACAGATTTCTCCTGACTTATACAATCTGCGGACCGTGCTTCGGGATGAAATGACCGCCGCCAGTGGTGTAACGGAACAACGTCGTGGCGGACAAGAGAAGGCTCGCACGGCGACGGAAGCCTCTATCATTGAACAGCAGGCTCGCATTCGTGACAGCGATCGTCTCTACCTGGTAGGAGACTTGGTAGAGCGAGTCGCAAAGAAGCTCTTGTCTCTTGACCGCCAGTTTCTCCAGATCGACCAGGTGGATTTCTTGGTGGGTCCGGAGATGTCCGCCTTCTGGCAAGAGGTAGGTCCTGATGTTCTCAAGGCTCAGGTGGACGTTCGTGTTCGGGTAGGCAGCTCCGGCTTCATGTCCCGGGAGGTTCGCACCAAGCAGCTCATCGATCTACTCAACGTAGCCAAGGGGGCTGTAGATGAGATGGGCCGGCCTATCCTCAACATGCGAGCCTTGATCGAGCGCATAGCCGAAGGCTTGGAGGTGGACGATTACCGCTCGCTGATGATCCCTCAACAGCCTGTAGACCCTCAACAACTCGCATTGCAGCAGATGCTTTCCGGTGGGGCTCAAGGAGGATCAGGTCAACAGTCTCCGAACTTGCGATCAGGGGGCTCCAACTTGGGGTCCATGCTTTCGGGCATTCAGAACATGGGGGTCCGTAGAACACCCAATCCTACTCAGGGGATGAACTAATGAAACGCGCCCTAGGTATTCTTGCGGGTTTGGTGCTCTTCCTCTACACGACGGGATTCGTCTTCATGCTTCCCATCGATTGGGCATCGGAGAATGCTCATCGATCCCTTTACATGGGATCCGGTGTTCTGGCATCGGAAGCGGATACCGTAATGGCGGATTCCACGCATGCCCTCTACACCTTGAACATCAATATCGCGTCTTTGGCGTCCACCTCCTACACCAGCCCTAGCTGCTCTCTGTGGGTCTATACCGTGGTGAAGGGGGATACGGCATTGGTGGATTCTCTGGCTTTGGGTCCTGCTGATGAAGGTGGGAACTCCTTCCCTTTCACGTTCCCACCCAATCATCATTACGTGGTGTTCAAGAACAAGTCTGGTGAGAATCTCTATGTAACATGGGCGGGGTTGAGCGATGAATGACATCGGAGACAAGACGGGACGTTACCGTATCGGCAAGGACGGAACCTTGGAGAAGATATCTCGACCGGGATTCATTCCGGCCGTGGCCTTCGATGGGGCGACGTGTCCGACTTCAGGGTACGTGTCGGAGAATCTCGGGCATGATCCGGTCTTCGTGCGTTCTCGCCGGCACAAGAAGGACTTGCTCAAGCAGCAAGGTCTGTGTGAGGCATTCTGATGTCGAGTAGGAAGATTGTTCTGTCACCCGAGGATGCACAAGCCTGTTCCGGTGCTTCTGCCGGAGATGAGGTCGTGTTCCAGGTGACAGGGCTTCTTGTAGAACGGCGTAAGGATGGGGCGGTGGTCATTGACGTACGTGAAACACAGGGCACTCCGGTGGGAGACTTCAAGGAAGCGGCTCGCCGGGCACGAGTGCTCTATGTCCGTTCGACGATTGAACCGTCCGTAGGCTAGGAGGATGATCATGGATGATCTGGAGATGGACTTGGGTGATTTGGGTCTGGACCCTGAATCCGGGGAAGACCCTTCCCAGGAAGATCCTGGTCAAGCGGGCGACCAGCCGGAGGGCGGTGAATCGTTCTACGATCCGTCCAAGGTGCCCGAGGAGCTTCAGCCCACGTTTCGGGACATGAAGAAGGCTTTCACGCAGAAGACTCAGGCTTTGGCTGAGGTTCGGCGTAAGGCTGAGGAGGCGTTGCGTACTTCCTCCCTGCATCAACAGAAGGCCGTCGCCTTCGATCAGTTGCTGCAAGATACGCGAGTGCGTGACTTTCTCCAGCGCTTGGACAATCCCGATTCGGGTTCCGAGGATCCTACGGAGTCGGATCCGGTTATGATGCAGGCTATTGAGCGTGCCACTGCTCCTCTTCGTCAACGCCTTGAGCAGATGCAAGGGCAGTTGGGCCAGCGAGATGCTTTCGCTGAGTTCCAACAGAGTCACCCTGATTGGAACAAGTACAAGGGTGACATGCAGAAGGCGTGGGAGCAGGATCGCTTGGCCGGGCGTGGTTTCCGGAGCTACGAGGATGCCTACAACTGGGCGGTGGTGCAAAAGGTCAAAGCTGTTCGTGCTCAGCGTCAGACGCAGCAGCCTCAAGCCGGTGTGGAATCTCGCGGGGTCGGCCGTCCCGTGATTCCCGCCGGACCTGATTTGAAGGGCTCTTCCAGTGAAGCCTTCAAATCCTCGTTGGCTTGGGCGCTCGATCAGCTTGGCATTGACAAGAAGGCTTTCAACTCCGCGAAGGCGAATCAGCTTCCCATGAGGTGACACGCTTTCGTGTAGGAGGCTAGGATCGTGGCGATTGAACAGATGTCCATTACGGACACCTACAATGCGTTACTCACCACGACCCTGCGAGCCTACCGCCCCAAGCTGGTAGACAACATCACTCGTGGTCTACCTCTCTTGTGGTGGTTGACGGACAAGGGTCGTAAGCGTACACAGGATGGCGGTCACTCGATCGTTGTCCCTCTGATGTACGGAACCAACTCCACGGTGAAGGCATTCGAGGGGTATGACACGTTGGACGTTACCCCTCAGGATGGAATCACCGCGGCGATCTACTACTGGAAGAACATCTCCGCCTCCATCACGATCAGCCGGGACGAGGAGCGTAAGAACTCCGGTCAGTACAAGCTGATTGACTTGTTGGAGACGAAGACCATGCAGGCCGAGAAGGCCATGCGTTGGTACCTCAACGACCTCTTCCATGGGGTTTACTCTTCGCATGCAAAGACCTTCTGCGGTGCGGATGCCAACACGGTCAACTCCGTGGGCGACGTGTCCGGCGACTACATCGATTCGGAAGATGGTTCGGGCAAGGGATTCAACTCCCTAGACCATCTGGTCCGTACTGGATGGGGTATGACGGACGTGGAAAGTGCCACGGCGCGAACGCACCGTGTCGGCAACATCCCTGTTTCCGTTACGAGCAATGGTGTGGGTGGCAGTTACGCGGATTGGGGTGGAACGCTCGCTGTCACGGCCTACACCAATGCTTGGTGGATGAACTACTCGAACCCCGGCTTCAATCGTATTCAGCGCGGGGCGGACGGTGGTGTCATGGGCAGCCTCTTGGATTTCGCCGAGATGGATGCCGCCGCCGATGCGGACGGGAACACGAACCAGAACATCATCACCGCTATGCGGTCCATGTACAACCGTCTCGTGGACGGCTCCGACAAGCCCTCGCTCGGCCTTACCGGCCAGCGTCCTTACGAGCTGTACGAGGCGGCCCTGGTTCCGTTGGAGCGGTTCACGGATACTCGTGTGGGTGACGCCGGCTTCCAGAACCTCAAGTTCAAGGGGTTGACGCTCATCTTCGATCACGGTCTCTCGACCCCGTTCCCTGCGGGAGACCCTTCGGCTTCCGCTCCTGCAATCCCGCTCTACATGCTGGATACAGATTACCTGGAATGGGTGGTCGATTCGGAGTCCGACTTCGAGACCAGCCCGTTCTATCGTCCTCACAACCAGGCCGCCCGCACGGCACAGATTTTCTTGACGGCACAGCTCTGCACGAGCAATCGTTCTCGGCATGGCGTCATCAGTCTGTGCTTGGCGGCCAACTACACTCCGTAATCGGAAGGGGGATTGCAGTGAATATCATGTCGATCCGCCGGGACGATCCGGAGAAGGTTACGTGTGCAATCTACAATGCGGCTGCGTACGACATGGCCGTTGGGGATTCGGTCTTCTGGTACTACTCCTTCACTGATGGAGAAGCGGGTGCCGGCAACGGATACCAGGTCACGTTCGGAAACACGGCCACAACGCAGCAGCCGAGTCCGGCCTTGTGGGCTGGCTGCATCTGTGATGAACCGGTGCCCACGGGTGGGTGGGGCGAAGTGCAGGTCTGGGGTCCTCACGGACGCGCGAAGATTTCCAACTGCAACACGGCTCCCTTCTCTAGCGCCGGCTACGTTGTCACCACGAACACCTACGCCGATTGGTATTCGTGGATCCTTCGCCCGCTCAACGGCTTTGGTGCCGTGGAGGGTATCACCAATGGTGGTTACCTGGCTCCGATGAACCAGGCGACCTCCGTCACAACGGAAGGTGCTCTTGATGTACGGCCCTATTGGGCCGGCGGCTATGCCATTCCTTTGGCGAACCGTGCCGGAACGCTGGCGGCAGATTCAACGGGGACGGCCCCCGTGTTCATCAAGGCGCTGTAGGGTGCAGTGGGGGCCGGCCCATCGCCGGCCCCCTGCACATCAGGGGGAAAGGTGCTGAATCCGAATGTCATGCGGAACGTGGACTTTGACCGCCGGCATAGGTTGCCGTCTCCTATCGAGACGCCCCTTCGGTCGGCTCAGGAGCGCGTGATTTTGGGGAAGAAGTTCACCTCAATCGAGGTGAGCCTGCGCAGATGTGCCACAACGGCTCGCAGTCAAGGTTGTGGCCGTGTCTATACCTCGTGGGAAGTCAAGCGGGCGCACGGTTGCCCCCATTGTGGTAATCGATACTTCCGTGGGGTGGACAAGCCTTCTCTTTTCACGCTGCTTCGGTTGTTCATTCTCCAACTGGCAAATAGTTGGAGGGTGTTCGGTCCCACGTATGGAAGAGGCTGGGGGAACCATGATTGAGTACAAGCTGTTCATCGGCATTCCAAGTTACGGCAAGTCGGACGACCGCTTCGCCATTGATTCCGGTTGGGATCTGGCGTACACGATCGGCAGGCACCACCCGGAGATCAAGAATATCTGGGTGGAACGGGATCTGCGCACGTATCGCCAAGAGGCACGCAACCAGATCATCATGGCCGCCTTGAAGGTGGGCGCCACACACTGCTTGATGCTGGATGATGATATGGTCTTCAACGGAGAAGACTTCTCCAAGTTGTGGAAGATCATGATCACGCAATCGAGTGAAGCACACCTTCTCTCCGCACTCTACTACACGCGGCAGAAGAACACGGTGCCCTGTATCTTCAAGTTGACACATGAAGGAACGGCCCCGATCTTCTTCTACGAAGACAACGCCCTACTCGACATTCCCGTGGTTGGCTTCGGGTTCATCCTGTTCAACATGGAGGTCTTTCGCAAGATCAACGGACCTTGGTTCAATCTCGGGTTCGGGTTTGGGGAAGACGCCGCGCTCTGCACGCGCATTCTTCAGGCAGGGATGAAGATCAAGGTAGATACGGGCGTCAAGATCGGTCACATTATCGGCGTACCGGAAGTGGTCACAGAGGCCCACTACCAGGAGGTGAAAGCCAATGTCCTCGAAGCCCACAGACTCGTCCTTGAATCCGGGCGACAAGTGGAAGCATCCCAACTGGTGCCCGACGTCGCCGGACGACAAATGGACACTGGACACGCACCTGACTCACGTAGCTGGTGGCGGCCAGCAATCAGTCAAATCTGGAACCGGCGCAGGGACGCCGGAAAAGCGGGATCGAACGGAGGAGATGTTTCCCAGCGAGTTGAAGTGGGCCAAGCGGCGGGGAGGCAAGCGCCCCATGCGCCGGAGAGGCTCATCATTGAATATGACAAAAGCTGCTCAACTACATCGTGAGGTGTAAGTTTCTCTGGAGGATGCCATGGCGTGGACAGTGCAGACGCTTCAAGACCAAGTGCAGCTCTTGACCGGGCATGACGGCCTGGCAAGCTCTGTGGTCACATGGACGAATCGGGTTATGATGGAGATTGCCAACAAGGCATTTTGGCCGCGCCACCTCAAGACGGTGAACCTGGGTGCCCCCGTGCAGTCCTCGGTTGTATCGGAGCAGTGGATCAACAACACGGCGTTCGCCTCGCTCAATATCATGGCCGTGCATCGCATGGCCTATGGTTCTACTCGTCCTTTGGAGCACCGTGCTCTTCAGGACTTCTACAGCTTCTTCCAGGGAGGCAACGCCAACTACACAACTGGAGAGTTTGAACGGTACTGTATCCCCAAGTGGATCAGTGCTAGTGCTTCCAGCGAGTACTATATGTACCCGATGTTGGCTGTGCATCCCATCTCATCGACGACCACGGATGCGATTCAGATGTCGTACTTGGAGGCACCGGAGAAGTTCGATTCATCCGATGACTACAACTGGATCTTGACCAAGTACCCTCAGGTGATCCTGGCCGGTGTTCTACGTTACGCTTTCCTCTACATCGGAGACGGTAGCCGGTACGGTGTGTGGAAGGGTAACTACATCAACGGCTTGGCCGACATGGTTCGGAACGAGACAACAACTCTCGCTTCCACTCCGGCTATGCGTGCGATCTATCCGGAGCAGATCCTGCGGGGAGGTATGTAATGGCGAATGAGCTTTCTACTTGTTCCGAGCTGGCCGTAGAGGTGGCCGCTCTTCTCCGGCAGGACAACATCAGCTCTCTTATCTATGCCTGGCTGGGTTTCACCTATGCCGACATGGCACAGCGGGTTCCCCTGGAGTTGTTCCATCAGTATGAGGAAGTCACCATCGCTGATGGAGAGTCCAGCGCGGAACTGACCTCCATGCCGGGTACCATGGTGGCCTGCACGTTCGTCAATGCCGGCAAGCTCTACTTGGCGCGTCAAGTTCCTCCAACCGACTTCGACCGGATCACCAAGGTTGGATCGACCATCTACGGAGCAACGGCACCGCAAGTTTGGACACTTGCCAATGACGAGGATGGGGACTTCAGGATCTTCATCTCTCCTCAGGCTTCCGGAGATACGGTAGCCACGTTGCTCTACAGTGGTGACTACGAGCTTACTGTCACGGGCGGCACAATCTTGGAGCTGCCCTATCACTGCGAACACGCCTTGGTGTGGGGTGCTGCTGCCCTGGGGGCTTTGGCTGTTCGCCCGCCTCTCTACCAAGCGTACCGGGCCGAGTACGAGGAAGCCTTGGCCGACTTGCAGCAGACGTTGAGCTATCACCCTGATTCCGTTCCTCTCATGCGATCGATCACAGGTCCTTACACCGGCACGCCGAGGCTTTCTCGGATCTCCATGTCGAATATGCCGGAGCAGATTTGATGATCCTGATGCTTACAGGCTTTGAGGGCGTCAATGTCGAGGAGATAGGTCCGGCCGGCACCGGGGCTACGATCCAGAACACGATCAAGCGTACAGGAGACTACGCCCTGAAGGTCAACCCCGTCACTTCGGGTCTATCGTATCGACAAGTCAACAGCCCATCATCGGACGGCACCATCCTGGGTGGTTTCGGGCAGGACTGCCGCGTGCAGTTTTACTTGTACGTCTCTGCTTTTCCAGCGTCGGACAGCGAACCCATTCTGGGATTCTCCACGGGTTCGGTCTTCGATATGTTCCTGGGTCTTCGAGACGACGGCCGCTTGGAGCTATTCAAGGCACCCTATACAGCCTTGGAGGGTGCCACGGGTGATTACACCGTCCTCTCCACGGATACCTGGTACTTGGTCAACGTGCGCAAGACGTACATCGGTGATTCGTGGGATTACGAGTTGGCGGTCTACGAGGCTTCATCGGGAGATGGCTACGTCGAAGTTCTAGGGAATACAACGGAGTTCACGGGAATCGAAACCGGCAACCTGGGTGTGGGCAAGTGTGAGAACAAGAACAGCCAGGGCTATGAGATATACATAGATGACTTGGTGGTTACGTCGGGTACGTTTCTGGCCCATCCTTTCCAGATCGAATGCAAGGTTCCTACCGCTGATGGAAGCTATACGGCTTGGACATTCGACTACACCCGTTTGGATGAGGTTCCTTGGAGCACGGATGCACGAGAAAGCAGCACATTGGACGCTAAGGCTTCCGTTGTCTGTGGGGGTTTCACCAACACAGCGTCCATTCTCGCCGTCAAGGTCAACAACGGTGCTCAGCGCGGTTTGAGTGGCGCTTACTTGAAGACCTTCATGCTTTCCGGTGCGGCGGAACTCTCTACGTTATCAGCGGCTTTGACGGCTTCAATACAGTGCTACTCGAAGATTTCCGCCACGGATCCCAACACCTTGGGTGCTTGGAATCTCGCATCTGTAAACGCCTTGGAGGTGGGTGTCACCAACGGTGCTGCTCGTCGCGCCTATTGGCACAACGCACAGATCCACGTTCTCTTCGGTACCTTGTCGATTCCATCCAGCAGTCGGCCCATGATCGCTTACAACTTCGGGGGATGAGTCATGTCTACATCTTTGGCACGCATGGGTCTCATTCCTCGTCCCCGCGTCTGCGAGTCGAAGTCGATCATCGCCACGTTGGCGGACAACAACGAGTTGATCGCGGCCGAGACGGGTGCCAGCATCCTCCTGACGCAGTTGGTGTACTCCAATCGGGATGCTTCTCCTATCGACGTGTCGTTTCGGTGGGGGGAAGCTGGAGCCGTGTTCTATCCTACGTACATGCTCCAGGGAAGCATCGTGGCGCTCAATCTCCTAGGCACAGAAAAGCTCGGACCCGAGGCTACCGCCCTCAACGTGCTTCTCAGCGGTGTGGGTGACGTCTTGGTTACGGCGTCCTACCTTGTCTTGCCTGCAACCTTCGGGGCATAAGATGGACTTCGGGAAAGTTCACAACACCTTCGTGATCGACGACTTCAAAGGCTTCACAGCCGAGTCGTGGTCGCCTCCTGGTTCCATTGTGGACTTGGGTGAATGGCATACGCCCGTTCGCGCCCGTGGCTTTCAGATAGACTCCTCCGGTAAGGTGGTCAAGTCAGGCGGCTACTCCGTAGTCACGCAGCTCTTCGGTCATACGGACCTCTCTCAGGTGCATGGCATGCACTATTGGCGTGCCGGCGGATCAGGCTCAAACCTGATCCTGGCCGGCACGTTTGGATTGCTGCACAGCTACCAATCGGGTACGCCCTATCAGATGCTGTTCCGAGAGATTGAAGAACCTGATACTTGGATCTCTCAGCCGTCAGCCGACCCAGGAACCAATGAGGGTCCCGGCCACTTGTTGGGTTGCTTCTGCGAGTACCGGGATCGTCTCTACTACTGCAACGGTCTTGATTGGCCTATCCGCATCGATGGCTTGGGGAGTTTGCACGAGAATGACGGAACCCCCACTTGTCAGGCCATGGGCGCTCCGGTTCCGGACATCTCTTCCTACATTACGGTACGCCGTAGCTTGTATGAAGGTCGTCACGTTGACGACTACGAAAGCACCTACGGAACGCAGGCCAGCTACTATGCCACGATCGTCTCCAAGTTCGGGGAGAGCCGGGCCAAGTACATTCCGGTACCCTTCTCGACCGGCTTGGGAACGTACCCGCTTTTCACGATCTCGTGGTTGCCTGACTTGAACGGATTGCCCTATGCCACGGCGGTGCGCCTCTACCGGGTTCCCGTGGCGGGTATCACTCCTCAGCTCGTGGTGGAGATTCCTGTCAACTCGACCTCCTTCCTGGATGACGTTCCGGATTCCGAGCTGGGCGTCGGTCTGCCCTACGACTTGGGGGATCCATCTCGCTTTCGCCTGTTGGCTGCTCACGATGAACGTCTCTTCGCCGTGGGCGGATTCTCGAATGAGAATCGCTTGTCTTGTTCCAAGGCCGGCTTTCCCGATCAGTGGCCGGCCATATTCGAGATCCCTTTGAGCAGCAGCTTGGGGCAACGAAGAATCGCACATATCAAGGTGGTCAACGGGTCCTTCTACATCTTCTTGGACTACGGTATCTTGAGCTTGGTCGGCAACAGTCCAGAGAACTACAATCCTCGCATCATCAACAACTTTGTGGGCTGCGTGGCCCCTCGCACTCTGGTTCCCTGGCAGGATGGAGTGGTCTTCCTTTCACGGGATGGCCTCTACTTGTTCAACGGATCTACCTTGCAGAATCTATCGGCTCAACTTACTTCTCTCCTCGATTCCTCCACCCTTGGTTCTCGCGGTCTTTCCTGGGCGTGTGGGGCGATCTCCCATGAGTACTACTACCTCTCCTACCGTGATGACAGCGAACGCCATTGGGATCCATCCGCCTCTCCCGTGGCGGGTATCGAGCCCAATCGCACGCTCGTTGTCAACATGACCAACGGTCGCATTGGTGTGATCGATGATTGGGCCTTCAGTCTCTCGACGGTCTTTGAGGGGGTTGAATCCCTCGTGCTAGGGCACAACCCGTTGGAGGTGGAAGAGTAATGGCATCTCCCACGGTGAACCCAATCCTCTATGCACTTTCACGGTATCCGGGTGCCGACCTGGGGTCTCCCGCCGGCTACGATGACCGCATGCGTTTGCCCTTGGGGTTCTTGGACTTCGGCTACCCGGATCAGGTCAAGACACTCGAAAGCGTGACCTTGACCTATCAGTCCTTGCGGGAGGTTCCTTGGACGATTACGGTATGGCGTGAGCAGCCTCTGACGGGGAGTGGCGATGAATCTGAAAGCGTGGAACTCAAGACGGAGGCGTTGGCGGCCAATGAGCCCGGGGTTTTCTGGTCGGAGGCGTCTCCGGCGTGGTCTACGGCTCCATACGCTGCTGATCGCCTCTTCCGCGCGAAGGGTTACTTTACAAAGATGGCGGGTCAGACACTCTTCGTAGGTGTGGAATCCGGCATAGAAGATGAAGGCTCGGATATCACACCTGTCAGGCTCATCAGCGTGGAGTTCGGTTTCAACCTACAGGTGAAGGAGTGGTTGGGATCGGGGGTAGTCAAGTGAGCATCGTATTGATCCATCCAGTCTGCCCGGAAGGAAAGGTCCCGTCCACGGATTGGGCCTATCCTGATGCCGTTGACTTCGCGGATTGGGATGACTGGTCCTTGGCCGACATCGTGGACGCTCAGCACATTGTCTACAACTGGTTGATCCTGGCGAGCCACGTCAATGGTGGTTTGAATGGAAGCGACATTGCTACCACCGCAACACCCTTGGCTGAGGATGACTACGTGTTGAATGAAGAGGAATCGGATGAATCTTGGCCCACAACGCACCAACGCCATAGCCATGATGGCTATGACTCAGCTCTGCTTGCCAGTGGTGTTGTCACTGAGGATATCCTGGGTGAGACCGCTTTTGGGATGCTTCGCATTCCGATCCTATCCGTGCTCAACGGGGGTATGAAGCCCCTTTTGATGCACGGTCGTTGCCCGGTCAGCTCGGAGGATCTCAATGCGGGTACGGCGTCTCTCGACATCCCTTTCCCTTACGATTGGTACTTCTGGGATTCGGGTGGTGACGGCCGCCTCTACGCGGCCGTCACCCGTGTGGTGGCCTCTCCAGTCATTCCGGATTTCCTCTCGTGGACGGCGGAGCAGCGTTCGGCGCTCTTCGCCAACGGCTTCAATCGTGTGACGGATGGAGACGCACTGGACGCGGCTCGTCTCAAGGTCTCCACGTTGGATGATGCCACGGCCACGGTCTTCCCTGGCGGGTGGTACTACACATGGGCTTCTTTGGCCCTGGTCTAGGTGGTGTCATGGCTGTTGTCATATTGTCAGCGTTCGGCAGAGGAAGCGTGAGTGCACCAGCTACGCAGATTCAGGCTGTCTATGACTCTTTCCGAAGCCTTTCCAATGCTGGTTTGACACACTTGAACTTCCACCCGGACGCGGCTATTCACGAGAGCTTCATTGCATGGAATCGCCACCAACACGCTGATGGCAGTCTGGCGGATGATTCTCTCTCCTTCTCGCATATCGGATCCAACTCCGTTATCTTCACTCAGTCCGCTAAGACACTTGTACTCTTCGGTCTGTCTCGTTCCTTGGCTTCCCTCGGTGCAAACCTGAATGAGAGCAGCAGCCATTCCATTCGTTTCATGGATACCAGCTTGTCGGGGCAAGCCTTCGCTCCCGGCACTGTTCCCGTGGTGATGTGGAGCTTCACCAAGAGTACCAGCTACCCCTTGTATACCTACAAGGGTGTACTTACCTCGGTTACATCAGAGGGATTCGATCTCGCTCTTACCTACGTTCCTGGATTCTCGTGGGATGACTATGACGAGGATGTCCAGGTATTCTACATCGCCATTGGTAAGGCTCCGGGCTTACTTGTCAGACCGGAGGTATGAAGCATGTTGCGGGCATTGACTCTTACAAACCCACCCACCCGGGCCAGCTTCTGGACCTTGCTTGTGGAAGTCTGGGGCCACTTCACGGGTGGTATCACAGAAGACGACTTTGCAGCGAGTGACGCCCGCTTGCGCGAGAGCCAGATCCTTTTCGTCGCCACGGGACACGACCATGATGGAGCGGATGGGTTGGGCCTCTCTACCAGCTCTGTCAAGAAGCGCAACTTCAATCTCAATGATTGTCGTGTTGCTTGGGGACACTACTGGGCGGAGCAGATCAACGGGGAGGACGTATACGCTCTGGTGGGTGGTCACGGCTACTTCACGGTGGGCACCACTATTACCGGGGACATCGTTATCGGTCAAGGAAGCGTCTTGATCGATTACGATCCTTCTGCCACCACGGCTCCCGGTGGGGCCGCCTGTGTGCTGGATCTGCGATCCCTGACTCTCTATGGATCCGTTGGAGGTAATCTATCGGGCTCTTGGATGCTGGTTGGTGCGGTGGCTGTTCCTAGCCACTTGAGTGCCACAACGGTTCCGGGCAACTGGTGCCACCGGATCGACTTTGTATCCGATGTCATGGCACCCTACTTTGTGGGGTATGTCTACAACTGGGCGACCACAGGATCGAGCGTTCCGTTCGATTACTTGGCGATCATCAAAATGCTATGAGCCTGCGTCGTAAGCAAAGGGTCTCCTTGCCGAGACCGAACCTGCATGGGTTGCAAGGCAACGGCTTGACGGACCTGTTGGATACGTACCTGGGTCACATCTTGGATGTTCTCCAGGACACCACGGTCGTACTTCCTTCAGCTACGCCCTCCAAAGATCCGGAAGATGGAGAACTTCTCTTTACCGGTCCTACACTCTCTTCCCTCTACTTGGCGATCTCCGGTACGTACCACAAAATCTACCCGGTAGACTCTTCAACTTCTACAATAGAGCAAACTATCGAGGGGGGAGACGTGGCGTCGAACTTTCCGTTCTCCGCAGAACCCATCCTGTACGCGGGTATCAGTCTGGATCCAGCCACGGCCAACCAGGCCGTCATTGCGGCTTCCGCCGGCAAGAAGATATCCCTGGTATACTTGGAGACCAACAACCCTGATCCAGCCGAGCATACGGAGATATATTTCCACTTCTCTTCCGACGGATCCGGGACTAAGCTGTTCCGGAAGTTGCTTCCTTCACCTGGGGGCACGGTCGTGCAGAACTTTGTAGGCGCACAACCTGAAGGAGCTGAGGGTATCGGGCTCTATGCAACGACGGATGGCAGCGCCACGGAAGACTTGTTTGTCACGGTAGGGTATGTCTTGCTCTAGGGGGTCGCCATGAACTATGGAGAGCAGTCGGACTACTGGATGAATCCATCGGTGGTCAGCTCCGGCAAGGACGACTACCAAGCGCGTTTGATGGATATCACCAATCGGTTCATGTTGGAGAAGTATGGCTTGACCCAGTTCATGCCCGGGGGCCAGTTTGCACCCGAGAACGTTATGAACGCTTACCAGCAAGCCGGTGGGGGATTCTTCCAGCCGCAGATGATGTCGGCTCCCAGTGTTGGAGGTGCGCAAGGCTATGGTATGGCGGCCATGGGTCTGGCGGGTCGCGGGGCTGCTCTCAACACGGGTTTCGCCGGGCAGTCGATGGGGGGCATGTCTCCAGCCGCGCGAGCAGCAGCGTTGGCTCAGGTGAGCGGACAGGGTTCCGCCGGCATGGGTCAGGCCGGTGTGCAGGGGATGATGCAGGGTGGTAACTGGATGCAGCAGGCGAACGCGAACAATCAGCAGGCGGGCTTGCAAGCGGGTTTGGCGAATCAGCAGGACCGCATGAACCTGTTCGGGAACTCCATGGGTAATCTCTACAACACGGGCATGTTCGGTGCCTCGACCTTGGGCTCCCTTCTTACCGGGGCCATGCAGAACCGAGATCAACGTCGGACGCAGGACCGGCAGGCTAATCAGCAGCTTGTGGGTAACATCTTTGGTCAGGCGGCGCAGGTTCCCTTCATGCTGTGAGGAGATGAGTCATGGACAACGGATTCCTCGCGGGTCTCTCCGGTGGCTTGAGCGGTCTTACTTCTGGCATTCAGTACCGGCGTGAGAAGAAGCGTCAGGACAGTCAAGACGCCATGGAGCGGGCTCGTTTTGAAGCGGCCATGACGCAGTACAACAATGATCTGGAGCAGAGTCGTTGGAAGCATCAACAGGATGTAGAAACGGCGTCTCGTCTGCGCAAGACTCCTGCTGATCTTTTCACCAGCGGCGCGGAAAATGTCCCGTTGGATCTCATGCCTCAGTTCCAAGACTACCAGGGCATGCAGCAGCGCCAAGGGGCCTTCGAGCAACAGCAGGGCGCGTACAATCAGCAGTATGGTCCGGTCCCGGAATCCGTGTCCCAGCAGCTCCCTTGGGCTCAGGGCATGAATCAGAGTCAGTTCGGTCAATACGCGCCGGCCATGCTTGATGCTGCTCAACTCCAGGCCAAGCAGAATC